AAATTTCAACTATCCCGCCCGAGCTGTCTTTACAGTCTAACGTATAACCCGATGTAAGTGCACAAGGCATTGTATTAAATTTTTATAAGTGAAAGGGGGGATTTTACGCCCCCCTTATAAATTAGGCTTCGAACTTCACGATCTCATCAACAAAGGCGAACTGAACACCTATCTTCATGCGAGCTGTGAATTTGATGTTCTCATCATCTTCAGACCAACGGATCCAGAACTTATTCTCTTCGTCAAGTAAATCAGTACCTAAGAAGATATTGCTCATTCTGAAAGCATAAATGTCATCAGTGCCATCCAAACCGTGAACAGGAATTACTTTGTAAGATGTACCCGGAACGGTAAATGCAGCGCTGTTATCGTCAATCTTCGCATCAGGTGCAAAGTGGAACAAGTTAGCATCCACATAAGCCTGAATTAAATAAGCGAATACATCCCATCCGCAGAATATACGAACATCATCTTTACCTTTGATTTTAGCAGGTAACCCTTTAATAACTGCATTGATTGCGTTCTTTGCAATTGTTGTAGAAGTTATCCCTGTTGCAGGCGTACCGTAGAATCCGGTAGTATTTGCATTTACAACCGATCCACCAGCAGCAGTGATCAAAGTTTTGATACCGTCGAACTTATTCAAAAGTCCGTTAGATCCTGCGCTTCCTGTTGCGTTAGCAGTCCACAAAGCAACCTCTAAAGCTTCAGCTATTTTCTTAGCTTTCTGATCTGTGTAGTCAGCAGCGAAAGCAGCAGAAGTGTACTCACCACCCGCTTTCAGAGCTTGTTGAGTGTAGTAAGGTTCTAAGTCCTTATCACAAAGGATTTCGTTCACCTTCACCTTGCCGACCACTAAACTGCGCTGAGTAAAGGTCGTCGTGCCAGACGCGTTAAACCCGCAAGCGCTATCGTCCTGAAAGAATACATCGGTATCCATACGACCGATAGCTTCAGAAGATTTTACACCCACACGAACGTTACCGAGCGCAAGGATTTCTTTTTGTGTTCTGGCTTCGAAAACTGAGTTCTTAACCAGCAGATCTACGTTTTGCTTAGTATATGCGGCTAAGCCCGTTACATTGTATGCCATTTTTACTTATTGTTTAAAAAGATTAATAAGACTATTTAATTTCTCTTCTTTGTTATCTACTTGCTTACCGAATTTAAAACCATTTTTTACAGGCTCAGTAGGTTCAGTTGTTGGTTCTTTTACAAGTTTCTCAACTAATTCAAACAGACCTTTGATAGCATCTTCAGACTTAGCAAAAGCAGCTTTCAGGTTTGCGTTTTCTGTTTCTAATGCTGAGAATTTAGCATCATAAGCAGAAAATTTCTCTTCGTACTTTTTACCTAAGTCTTCGGCAGCAGGTGCTTCAGGCTCAACAGCAGGAGCAGGTTTGATTTCACTGATAACACCACCCTCACCGAGTACGATAACGGTGCCGTCTGCAAGCTCATGCTCACCAACAGGAGCAGGTGCCATAGTTTCTTTTTCAACAGAAACCACACCACCAACCTCTAACTTATCAATGTAAACCTCTGTGCCATCTTTCAGCATATAACCGCCAAATTCTTTCTTTTCGGGAGCAGTAGGCTCAACCGCAGGAGCAGCAGGCATTTGATCTTCAAACACCAGCGCTTTAACTTTTTGTAATAATTCGATCGGATTCATATCACATAAATACCAAAGCCTATATTTATGGATATTTTAATTTGTAAATGATTGATAATTAATAAGATATAAAAACCCCCCACTTAGAAAAGCAGGGGTTAAACCTAAAACTTAAAAACTATGAACACAAACTTTGAAACAAATTTTTTCGCTGGGTATTGATCTCATCAAAATTAAAATGTTTATGGCAATATTCAAAAAGTTCTTTCCCTTTTGCCTCGCGTAATTCTTTATCCTCAACAAGCGCCTTGATATTTTTATCCCAGTTTTCGTAATAAACCACATCTTCAGGGAAGCCTAAATATGGATCCACCTTTGAAACAATGACCGGGATGCCTTTGCCAGCCGCTTCCAATATCTTAAGATTTGACTTATACCCATTGAATGTGCTTTTACGCAAAGGGATCAGTTTAATATCGCTTTCCAAATACATTTGATAATACTCAAACACCGGAAGGCCACGATACGCCATATTCGGCAATAATGCATCCGCCGTAAAGTAGCTGACCATTTTCTTCCAGATCGTTTGCTCCGTTATATTGCTATCTGAATAACCGCCGACAATTATTTTTACCTTATCTTTTAAATCGCTATTAAGCAAGCGTTTCATGACCGGACGCATCATTTTCAAGTCCTCTTCATGCGATATGCCGCCCGCCCAAAACAATCTGACCAGATCGGATGGGTTACGCTCCGATGTGAATTGATTTTGACCGTAGGGGATGGCGTTAGGAAGTATCTCGACATTTTTGTTATGATAGTAAACCTTTTCCGCCAGCCGTTCATGTGTGCAGGTAACTAAATCCGCCTCCTTTAAATGCTTTATAATTCGCGCGTCAACATTGTATTTATTGTACGTGTCAAAGTCTAAATGCCAATTATCCAATATCCAAAAGTCATCGACATCAACAACTAATTTAAAACCGTGCTTTTTGCGTAACTCAATCAGATCATCCTTCGGCCATAGCCTGTTGATGTTTACAATGTCGTAGTCAAACTCTTCCGGGAATACATCCGTTATTCGTGCCTTTTCTTTTTGCATTAAAGAAACGGGAAGCATAAGCCTGTGATACCCGCAACCACTGAAGGATTGCGTCAAAACTAAGATTTTCATTTTGTTGGTTTGGTTTGATTATAAAAATATTTGAACGTTTTCGCCTTCGTTTACTGATCCATTTATTGTAACCGTTTTTGTCGATCCGTTATAACTTACATATCTTCTATCCGTAGATACTACATACGTTAATAATAACCCGTCAATAAATACCGAGGGGTTTGCTGAAAAGCTATCGTTTTGATAATCAGTATCACCGGCTTCCATTGGTTGTCCAGCTGCTACAATAAAATCAATAAACGGCTTTATCGCAATAAGTCCAAGCGGTATTGGTTGCAGATTAGCTGACATTTTGCAATAATTCTTTTAGCTGATCAATGATAACCTTTGCGGCCGCTTCCTCTGACATTTTCATAGACATTTTGATAGGCATCATGTCAAACATACCCTCAACGCTGAATCCTTTGAAGGTGCCATCTTTCACCTTTGCCCATGCTTCGTCTGAATTAACCTTTGCACCTAAAAACCACGTGCCGTCTGGCAGGCTCTCGAATTGCTTCATTTTCGGGATGCCTTTGCTTTCATCTGCTATCCACGATTGAAAGAAAACCATATCCACAGGCTTTGAGCTATCATGCATTTCGTTCCCGTTATTTTGGAAACCTTTACGATAAAACTTTTCTGCAATAGTCCGGATAGTATCCTTTGTAAAAAAAACATAATACTCCGTTCCATCTTTATCGCGTCTGAAAATAGGTTTGTCAGGTATCATTGCGGGGCCGATAACAACCCGCTCTTCTTCATTCACAACCGCAAAGGCTTGCATCTTTTCCCTATCTATTTGCTCAAGTTTGCGCTGCGCCCATTCGATCCCAGCATCACCGCCCCACGCAAGCCACATAAGCCGCCCGCAACCGTCGCCCAACTCCTTATCCGAATTTTGCCTGTGTCTTTCAAATGCTGCCATGCGTGCGATCGTATCTCGGCTTATCGGCTCACCATTTGCCAATTGGTTTGCTCTTTGCTTACCTACCGCCGTGCCGCAATCACCCCACCCGTTCTCCTCCGCCCATCTTAAAGCTATCTTTGCGTTTTCGCTTGCCTGCTTAGGATAATCCGTATAGCTTTCAAATTCCTGCTCATTAAACGCGTAGAAGCCAACACCTATGGCCGGCACGTCAACCAAAGCCACCGCGTCAACCTCTACTGTACTATCCACATTCTCGCTAATTGTCAATTTATATACTGGTAAAGTCTTTTCCATTTATGTAAAATTAAGGATTCCCAATTGATGCATTCCTATTTATATACGCGTTTCTCTGTTCGGCGTTCTGAATGTCCGAGTTCAAAACATACGCCCTCGTTGCCTGATTGCCTAATTGATTGACTGCGGCCGTGTTAACCGCTGTGGCGGTGACTTGGGGGGAAAGTTGTGGGGTCATTGGAGCTGAAAGATTTACACCGCCGCCGCCGCCACTACCAGCCCCCGGAACGGGAGTTCTTATAATTCCTCTTACTGCTGCAAATCCGCCCGCTGCCGTTGTTATTGTTGCGGCTATTTTAGAAGCCGTATTAAAAGGTTCAGGAAGAACGGATTTAGCTTTCCAAACTTCAGTGATACCTAAAAATGTATTGATTGTAGCTTGTGCAATTCCTAAGGCTTTGCCAGCGGCAGTTTCTTTTCCAACTATATCGCTTAATGCTCCTAATGTTTGACCTACCGATTGCGCAAGTGCAATTCTATTATTAGCTTCATCGGTGGCTATTTGTGTGC